GCTTATGTACGACGATTACGATCTCGACTACACTTATAGTGGTAACGATTACGCGGATCTCGACGAGTATTATGCACTAGATGCACAGGATCTCGACGAGGATTATGCACGAGATGGGCAAGATTATCAAGATCTTGCGTATCGTCATTATGCATGATATAATCTCGACACATCGCATCTAGACACCTATGTTAGCACAAAAGCGCATCATACAGGTTACACTAGACATTATGTGCTATGATGATCTAGATCTAGAGAATATTAACTGGCGAGAACTATTAGATCTCGAACCAGGCGAAGATCTCCATTGTAGGGTGAAAGAATACGATCCTTTCGAGTAACGTGCCAGTTTAAATATTGGCACAAGATCTTATTCTCAATAAGGGGTTTCTTATTGAGAATGAATATTTTATGGCAGGGGGAGTGGCGATGTATTTTCGTCAGCAGGGATACCCTTCCCCTCATTCGATTAATATTAAGATATCACGGCGGCTGGTCCTGATCAAGGGGTCTTGTGCCAGTTTTTCTAGTGGCACAAGGGGGGTTGCGGTCGACCACGTGGTGGGGTTATCTTGGATTCGAATCTGAGGAACTCCAATGTTCACCACCACTGTTTACTTCGGTGCTACGATTCCTGATGCTGGTGAAGTGAATGCATCGATGTTTTCTGGGTTTTTGAAAGAAACGATTCAGAAGTACTTGAATGCTTTTACTCTCACTGAAGGTTATGGTTGTTGGAATGGAGAGTATGAAAAGGTTCGTATTCTTACCATTATCTCTGAAGAAATGTTGGATGAAGTGTTAGAAATCGCAGAAGAGTATAAGAAACAGTTTCGCCAGGAATGTGTCCTGGTGAATGTTGTCGAAAATCACGCCTTCTGTTTGGTCTAGTCCAGTTGAGATAGTGGCACAAGGGGGGTTGCAATGCCCCCCGATTCGTTCTATTGTACATTCGTTCCTGAGAGACACACCATGTTTGATGAACTCTGGTCTGAAATCCAAGACGCTCCTGGTGAGATTTTTGACCTCGACATTCCTGAACTTCGTGATGAGAAGTTCGATGTCAATGAGTACCTGAACGCAAACTATGACTATTGATTTCTTTGCCTCCATTGTGATTCGTTACTACTTTCTTCACCACCACTGATGACTCTCACTTCCCAACAACTTGACCAACTCGTTGAAAACTACGCGGAGCGTATTGTTGATGAGATGGACCTTAAGTGTTTGATGCAGTTTGTCTACGATACGCTTGTTGAGAACATGGCAGGCAAATCTGAAGAGGACGTTCTCAATGAGATTTCGTATGTTTATGATGAAGATGTCATTCAAGAACTGATTGAGAGTGTGACAGTTCAGTAAGTGGCACAAGGGGGGTTGCGGTTCGCCGTGACCCCTGTTATCTTAAGAGTATGAAAAACACACACCTCGAACACCCCGAAGACACCATCCTGACGGGTGATCTTTCGTGCCTTGATTGGTTCGTGAATCCTGGCAATCTGACCGTTAAGATTGACGGTGCGCCTGCAATCGTGTGGGGGATTGACCCTGCCTGCGGTGAGTTCTTTGTAGGAACCAAGGCAGTATTCAACAAGAAAAAGATTCGTATCGCCCACAATCATGAGGAGATTGATCTCTTCTATCAGGGTGAAGTTGCTCAGATTCTGCACTGCTGCTTTGATCATCTGCCTCGCCTGGAGACAATCTATCAGGGAGACTTTATCGGATTCGGTGGACTGAATGAGTACACTCCGAACACCATTACGTATCAGTTCGGGGACATTGTAACGCAGAACATCATCATCGCTCCGCACACTTGCTATTATGCTGAGAGCGATCTTCGTGACGCTCAAGCATTCCCTGATCGTAGCATCTGGACTGATACTGAGACGGTGAAGTTCGTGAAACCTGATGCATACATCATGTACAATCAGGAGTCGTTCGCTGATGTTCAGGAAGTGGTAGATTTTGCCCGCCAAATGTCTACTGCCTGTGAGTTTGTTTCTGATAAGGAAGCGGCAAAGATCAAACAGCAAATCAATGCCTGCATTCGTGCTGGTGAGCAGATTCAAGCAGAAGACTTTGATTGTGATGCTAACCTGATTCGTTTGTGGGCATTGGTGAAGTCAATCAAAGACGATTGTCTGTTCCTTTGCCGCAATGATGGTCCTGCCGCTTACATCAACGGCAACCGAATCGATGCCGAAGGTTATGTGATGACCAATGAGTTTGGTATGTTCAAACTGGTCAATCGTGAGGTCTTCGCTTATCATAACTTCAACAACGGGAGGTTCAACTGTGCCAGTGTTTGAACTGGTACAAGGTGCTTGACAGACCCCCCGTTCGCTTCGTATTGTAAGATCAGTTCAAACAAAGGCAATGGCACATCACAACAACTTCCGTGGCGGCATTCAACCTGGCACCACTGCTCTGGACGAAGAATCTAAAGCAATGGACGACAATGCAAAGTCCGCTATGATTCGTGTTGCTGAGATTCTGCAGAGTTCCTATCCTGAATTGGTCGTTCAATCTAAACTTGACCAGTCACAAATTCCTGGTGGTGTTGGTTCGTGTGCCCCTGATGGTGGAGTTTGGTTCTACAAAGGTCAACTGATTGCTGCCTTTGAGAGTAAGAAACAGGGTGCAAAAGGTAACGCAATCGAACGTTGGTTTAAGAATAATTTCATCGTTCGTGCTATCAATCCGACTGCAACTTATGTGACGTTTGCATCAGGTGACGGTGTCGTTGCTGGCAATCCGATTCATCGCATTCTGCACATTGCACACCAAGGTCTCTATGGTGTGATGAATGAAGTGCAGATTGGTGTTAACAACCTGCACTGTAAAGTGGAAGGATTCAGTGTCGACGAAATGACCGACATTATGTTGCAGACTATCACTAACATCATTGACGGTTAGTGTTACAAACTGGTCGGCCGACCCTGTGCCAGTTGAGAAGGTGGCACACGCCCCGTTGATCGGGCACCCTGACCCCCTATACTGATCTCAGTTCAGACAATCCCATGGCACTGACCCGCTACGAAGTCCGCTACCAGACCCCCTACAATCAGTGTGAGTGGCGGTCGCAATGGTTCCGCACCCTTGACGAAGCGGAGCGCATGGTCGCCTTCTACCGTTCCTGTGGATCCCCTGCTCACCTGGCACCATGATTAAAGACGACACCATCATGCGACAGATCATCGCCACCCTGCTAGCGATGATGGTATCAGGAGTCGGTGCCGCGTGGATCGCTCACTACCTTGTGACACCTGAACCAGTGGCACAACCTCCCGCCACCCTGACCGTCTGACCCCCTATACTGATCTCAGTTCACACGACACCCCCATGAAAGTTCAGCAAGTCGGCAGCAACCAAACTGAGGTGACCCTGGCAGACGGGACCTGCATCCTGTTCTCCTATGATCAACCCGTCGCCGCTATTGTGCCTGGTAAGGGTTGGATGCGGACTGCCTTCCAGTGGAGCGCAACGACCACCAAGCACATCAACGCCTGGATCCGCAAGCATCGCGGCAACTACGTGATCGATGAGGTCGCCCGTGTGCCACAATGGGATCTGGACCAACTGGTGGCATTCTGACCCCCCAGATCCCTTACAATACTCTCAGTTCACAAGCAACCGACCATGACCTACGCTCAGATCAACGCCGCCGAACTCTCCGCCTCTGAGGCACGCTGTGCCATCTTTGACCTGGCAGACGACTTCTCCTGGGAGACCGTTGCCCGTGAGATGATCTCCCGCATGAGCGGTGATGAGGCACGGGAGTTTGTGGAGGACTTCCAGCGCCTCTATGCCGATTGAGGCACTGGCACAAGCGTCCTGGGCACGACCCTAAACTGCCTCTACAATACCAAAGCAAACGCAACCGACCCATGCGCTACAACCCCCGCACCGACGCCGCCCTCTCCATCGATGAGATCGCCGCCCAGTGCAAAGCAGCGATCATGAAAGCAGATGAGCGCCGCTACGTTGACCAGGTTGCTGATCGGATCTATGATGAGATCCTGAGTGCTGCCCGCTGGGAGGATGACCTGCTGATCGCTGCCTGATTCTCCCCCACCCTTTGACCTTCTACCTTCCTTCTATCATGACCGCTGACCTTGCTGCTGCCCTGCTGAACCGTGCCGCCAACGGTGCCGAACTCCTGCAGGTCCTGGACTCCATCGCTGACGACGTGGCAGACGCTAACATTGACGACGCTGCTGCCCATTATGTCGCGATCAGTGCCCCGACCCTGAACGAAGTCCAATTCTGATAGTGGCACACTGGGGGGCACCGACCCCCCTTTTTTGCGTCTATACTGATCTCAGTTCAGACAAAGACCGATGACCCGCTACGACGTGATCTGCCCCTCCGCTCCCTGGGAGAACCACACCACCGATGAGGACCGTGCCTGGG